AATCATAATTCGTGGCCAAGTGCCATTGCCCCTGCCGAAGCATTACCGTATACTTAACCGGTAACACAAACGCAAACAACACCACACACAGGATAAAGACAATGAAGAAAATGGCACCAAAGATGACTTTTGGACTCAAAAAAGCATCGCAAGCGGCGAGCGGCAAACCCCTGCTGTTTACCACGGTAAACAGCTGGCAATCGGCGAGGTTTGTTGGGATTGGTGGCGACGCAGCGAAGGAATGGAAAACGCGAGCAGGTGCGGAGCGGGCCTCTCTCCGGTGGGGTGGTGAAGTGTTTACGATTACTGACGACACAATGAACTACTAACGGAAGCAACCCAAACCAAACGGGCCGGGTGTGTATGGCACCCGGCCATTTTCTAAGAACTTCTAGAAAATGCAAAAAAACTTCGGTGAATTTAGAACCGAAGAAACGATAACACATCAGGCCGGCCGTATGCCACCAAACCCAAACCCAAACCCAAACCCAAACCCAAACCCAAACGAAGGAGCCAACCATGGCCACAACTACACTGACAATCAAAAGATCAACCACCATCGCCCTACTAGAGGCATTGGGGTTCAAAACGGCCGGCCGCATGAAGCCGGACCAATTGGCCAAGAAATTGGCCGGGTTGCCGGATCTGTTGAAAGACGACCCAGAAATCGAAGACGAAGACGCGGACGCCCTTGCCACCGAAATCACCATGGCCTTGGACGAAAGCGATGAAGTGAACTTTAAGATCGATAACGACATGGCACCGGAAACAACACCGGCCACCAAGAAGAAGGCCGGCACCAAAATCGCCGGGGTGGATGTGCCAGAAAAGGCGGCCACCAAGCCAGTGAAAAAGAAGGTGGCACCGGCGGCCAAGCCAGCGAAGAAAGAAAAGGTGCCACCGGCGGACAAGCCAGCGAAGAAAGAAAAGGTGGCCAAGCCAGAACAGGAGACCACCGGCACGCCCGACACAGCTAAGGCACCGGGTGTGCGGGTTGCCGTAACCCGGCCGTACATGGCCGGGGTGATCATTGGCAAGCACGGGCTTGATGCCGGCATCACGGACGCCATGGTGGCAGAGCTCAACGCGGCATACGGCAAAGAAAACGACGGTGAAAGCCTCTTTGCACTTCGCAACGCATGGCACGCGGCACGTGGTTTTTATGACCAAAATTCAAAGAAATAGTGAATGGAATTAACGCCAACAACTCGACATCGCCTGCCCGGTTCCGGCAGGCGATTGTTCGTCAAGTGGGACGACAGCTTCGAATACGCGGGTATCCGTGGGGGCAAGGTGCGTGCATGCCTGCACCTTGCAACGGGTGCAACCGGCCTGATCACGGCCTCGGCGCGTAAATCACCACAGGCCCAGATAGTCGCCCGAATTGCCAATTCCCTGGGCATCCCGGCACGGCTCCACATGCCCCGGGGGGCGGACACCCCGGAGATGACCGACGTGCGGGCACACGGTGGGGAAATCGTGCAACACAAGGCCGGCTATAACAACGTGATAATAAGACGAGCCACGGACGACGTGGCGGCACGGGCGGGAACCGGGTGGGTGTACATCCCGTTCGGCATGGAGTCCACGGACGCCATGGAATGCACGGTCCCGCAGGTGGCCAGCATCGCCGCACTCCGCCCAACACCACGCCGGGTGGTGGTGGTGGTGGGTAGTGGGATGACGGCATGTGCGATCCTGCACGGCCTGCGGCGGCTTGGGTCGCCGATACCGGTAGTGGGCGTGTCAATTGGGGCCAACCCACGAAAACGCATTGCACGGCATGCACCGCCGTTTTGGTGGGAGCAGCTGACCCTTATCGATCACGTAAAAAAGCAACCATACCACGAGGCAACCCACGCCCACATCGACGGCCGGGTACTTGACCCCATATACGAGGCCAAGTGCCTTGAATACCTAGAAGACGGCGACCTGTTTTGGGTTGTTGGCATACGCACTGGACTATAGAGGAAAATAGATGAAGATCAATCGCAGCTCCCTTATCAACACATTGGAGACCGTGAGCCCCGGCCTCGCGGCCAAGGACATTGTGGAGCAAAGTACGTGCTACGTGTTCCGGGGCAACGGCACCGTCATGACGTTTAACGACGAAATTGCATGCACCATGAACACGCCGGACGGACTCGAAATCGAGGGTGCCGTGGTGGCGCAACCACTACTCGACCTGCTCCGGAAGATGCCGGATGAAACCGTGGACGTGGAAATGGCCGACGGGGTGTTGGTTGTGAAGGGTGCCGGCCGCCGTGGTGAGATCCGCATGGAGACCGAGATCCTACTACCCATCGAGAGCGTGGAGGTGCCGGACACGTGGGCCGCCATTGCCGACGATCTTCTGGAGGCCCTATCCATTGTTCAGAATTGTGCGGCCACCGGGAAAGACGATTCGTTCTGCCTTACGTGCGTGCATGTGACCCCGGTGCATGTTGAGGCCTGCGATAATTTTCAGATGGCCAGGTTTCGGATTGATACCGGCTTGACCGAGAAGACGCTCATACGAAGTAGCTCCATCAAACACGTGGTGGGGCTTGACATGGCGGAGCAGGCGGAGACTAATACATGGCTCCACTTCCGAAACGGTACTGGCCTCGTGCTATCGTGCCGCCGGTACCGGGACCGGTTCCCCGACCTGGACGCGTTGTTGGTGGTGCATGCGGCGGCCCGGGCCATGTTGCCGCCCGGCATATCCGACGCAGTATCGCGTGCGGAGATTTTTTCTGGTGAAAACACAGAAAACAACCAGGTCGAAGTGCAACTCAAAGCGAATAAGGTACAGGTCACCGGCACCGGTGCCTCCGGCCGGTTCCTAGAACGCCGCGACATCAAATACAGCGGGCCGGCGGTGCGGTTCATGATCGAACCCAAGCTACTTACCCAGTTGGTTGAGCGGCATAAGGAAGTTCAGATTAGTGCAACCCGGCTCATGGTTGAATCCGGGAAATTCAAATACGTCACTTGCCTATCGGAAGCCAAATGAAATCAGAACCCCCAGTAATTGTGAAGTTAGACATAGACGGCATGGGTACGGCATACCGGGAGGCCCTGGATGGGTGCCAAACCCAAGACCACGGCTCTAACGTGGTGATAACAACGGCGGCCGAAGGGACCCGCGAAAAACAACCAAGCGTGCTGGTGGGTGGGTACATTGGTGGGCGGAGGGTGGCGTTTGTTGTTGGTGCCCGGGAATTAACAAACGCATTCCTTGCCATGGCCGGGTGCCACCAAAGCATCCACGACCACATAGAGGCATCCGGCAAGATGCCTCTCATAGTATCCGGGGACCCCATCGGTGGAATCATTAACGGTGTTGCATGGGATGGATTCCCATTTAACGGGTATATCATACGGGTAGAGGGCCAAGTTGAGTGCGGGCTGGCAACGGACGCCAGCATCGCCAGAACTGTGGCCGAGCAACTGATTGGATTTTGATAGTTATGCACGGATTCTTTTCAGGGAGTGCATTGGCCCAGGGTAGGCAGCCGGAACGGCGGCTGCCCGCGTGCGGTGCCTGTGGCCTGGCCGGCCGGTGTAGTACGCCGAAAATGCCCGTATACGGCCGAGGGGACGAAGGCATATTGATCGTGGGCGAGGCACCATCGGCCGCCGACGACGCCACAGGGCGGCCCATGTCGGGGGAGGTTGGTGCCATGGTGCGTCGCGTGTTCCGGAAGTGTGGCATAGATTTGGAGCAGGATTGTTGGACGACACACGCCCTCATCTGCCACCCGGGTATGGCACCGGCGGATGACAAGCGGGTAGATTATTGCAGTCCAAATATAAAAAAGCTCATAAAAGAGCTGAAACCACGTACTATCATCACGTTTGGGTACATGGGAACGTCTACCGTTATCCGGTGGGCATGGGGTGCCAACTCGGAGGGGGTTGAGCGGTGGGTTGGGTGTTGCATACCATCGAGGTTGTTAAACGCCTGGATATGCCCGACATACTCGCCGGCATATGTGGCAAAGGAATCTCATGGGGTTTTGAACCAGTATTTCGAAGAGAGCATCGAGGCGGCACTAGAACTGCAGGGGTGCCCATGGCCGGATGGGGCACCCGATTATTCTAAAGATGTGCGGCGGGGTTTTGACACAGACGAGGCCGCCAGTATTCTGACTAAAATGGCCGAGGCGGGTGGCCCGATCTCGTTTGATTACGAAACCACGTGCCTCAAGGCTGAAAATGAACATGCCGCCATCGTATCGGCGGCCGTTTGTTGGCGGGGCCGGCGGACAATAGCATACCCGTGGCACGGGGCCGCCATCGCCGCGACATCGGCACTGCTACGCACATCGGCACCCAAGGTAGCCGCCAACCTAATGTTCGAAGACCGGTGGACACGGCGGCACCTGGGCCACCCCGTGCGGGGCTGGTATTGGGACACCATGCAGGCGGCACACGTGATAGATAACCGGCCCGGCATCACATCGGTTGGGTTCCAATCATTCGCCCTACTTGGGACCCCGGATTACGAGGGCCACATCAAACCATATCTCCGAAGCGAGGGGGATACGCCATACAACAACATCCACCGGGTGGATATGGCGGATCTGCTGCTGTACAACGGGCTTGACGCCCTTCATGAATATAAAATAGCTGAAAAACAGATGCTGGCGATTGGGTACCCTTTACCGGAGAATTTCTAATGAGCGAGACGTGCAGTTATTGCGGTGGCACCTATGCATACCCCGGGGGGTGTTGTTGTAAGACCCGGTTTGATGATATTCAGGAAGAAATTGCAAGATGGAGCCGGATTAACTCGGGAAACTTTGTATCAAAAAACACCGGGTTCCCCCTGGGCAGCACGGCGCCCGCCATGGCCATTGCGGAGGCCGTTGGTGCATTTTACATGGCCGACAACCAAGCAGACGAGTTTGACGCTTTGGGTGGCATACTAATCCACGCCATGGATTTTGCCGGGCGGGACGGGTTCGTGTTGCGGGGTGTTGGAGAGGATCTGGATCTCATCATTCGACAACCATTTCCGGCATACGTTGGGCTGCTGTGTCACGCCACGCTTAACCGGCACCAGGGCACGCGTGGTTTCGATGCGAGTGGTTTCTACGACAAGGCCAGGGATACAGCCATGCGTGGCATCCTGGCCCACGTGGGGAACGCAGCCGCCCTCCGAGGCCAGACCATCCTAACCACCCTAGAGGCCGGCATAGCAAAGCACGCAACCGGGCCGCACAGCACCAAGCGAAATGGTAGTTAATTGTCCACCAAAGTATCCACACCGGAGGCATATCGCCTCATCCACGATGGGGCAGTGGCCCTGGCCGGCGTAGAGGCAAACGGAATTCAAATCGACGTGCAGTATCTGGACGGTGCCATTGCCGATGTGGGTGCCCGCATACAACGCCTCGAGGGCCAGTTTCGGGACCATGCATATTGGACCGAATGGAAAAAGCTGTATGGCACCAATGCCAACCTTGGCAGCCGGGAGCAGCTGGGAAAGTTACTTTTCAGCCATATGGGGCTTGCCAACGAACGCACCACGGCCAGCGGCAAGTTGGCCGTGGACGCCGTGGCCCTGGAGCAATGCCAACACCCGTTCGCCCGTAATTATATCAAGCTAGAGAACCTAAAGAAACTTCAAAGCACATACCTCCTGGGCGTGCGGCGGGAGGTTGCACCCTCCGGCCTCCTCCATGTGTTCTATAACCTACATCGGACCCTGACATACCGCAGCTCGTCTGAGGCACCAAATTTCCAGAACATACCAATCCGAGACCCAGAAATGGCGAAATGGATACGGAGGGCTTTTGTGCCCCGGTGCAACCGCCAACTACTTGAGCTTGACTTCAAGGGTATCGAGGTTGGGGTGGCGGCGTGCTACAACCTCGACCCACAGCTGATTTCATACGTGAAAGACAAATCGACAGACATGCACCGGGACACGGCGGCCGAGCTGTTTATGCTCCCGGAAACCGCCATACCAAAAAACGTGCGGCAGGCCGTCAAGGGTTCTTTTGTATTTGCCCAATTTTATGGAGATTGGTACGTCGCCTGTACGAAATCGTTGTGGGCCGATATCGAAAAGCTTGGCCTAAAAACGGCCGATGGTGTGTGCCTATACGAGCACCTGGCCCGGCATGGGGTGCGGGAGCGTGGCGAGTGCCGGGATAGCACCACGGCCACCGGTGGCACCTTCGAGGCCCACGTTAAATCCGTGGAAAAGAAATTCTGGAAAAAGCGGTTCAAAGTCTATGATAGATGGCGTGAGCAGTTTTACTCCGACTATCTTAAAAATGGTGGGTTTGCAACCCATACCGGTTTCTACATTACCGGGCTCTATGGGCGGAATAACGTGACAAACTACCCCATCCAGGGGTCGGCGTTTCATTGCCTTCTGTGGTGCCTAATACGGCTAGGCCGGCAGCTTCGCCAGCGGCGGATGCAAAGCCTGATTGTGGGGCAGATCCACGACTCTATGGTGCTTGACGTTGTACCGGCCGAGCTGGACGAAGTGGTGGGCATGGTGCAGGAGATTGTGCGGAGCCTGCTGAAAGAATGGCGGTGGATTATCGTACCGCTGGAAATCGAAATGGAGTTGGCCCCGGTGGGCGGCTCTTGGTTCGACAAAAAGGAATTCAAGATATGAAAACGCCATGCAAAGCATGCGGCGGCACCCAACGAAACAGCCGGGGCGGTGTGTGTACGCCGTGTGCAACCCACCGAATTCGCGACCCGGCACCACCTAAAATGAAAAAGGAAGAACCTAAAATGGAAAAGCAAGTACTCTACCTAAGAAAAAGACCGAAAACCTTCAAAGAAGTCATCGGCCAGGACGCAGCCGTGTCGACCCTGGTTGGGTTTGGAAAGAGAAGGCAGGTGCCACACTGCATTCTGATATCGGGCGGTAGTGGCACCGGCAAAACAACCCTACTCCGTATCCTACGAGAAAAGCTCAAGTGCGGTGATGCCGATTTCACGGAAGTGAATGCCGCCACCGCTAACGGCATTGACATGGTGCGGGACATCCAGCGGCGGTGCCACCTATCCCCAATCTCCGGGCCGTGCCGGGTCTGGGTCATAGACGAGTGCCACCAACTAACAACGCAGGCCCAGAATGCCTTTTTGAAGATACTAGAAGACACCCCGGCCCATGTGTACTTCTTCCTTGCCACCACGGACCCACAAAAGCTGATAAAAACGGTTCGGAGCCGGGCCACGGAGATCAAATTGGCCCAGGTACCCAACACCACCATCGCCAGGCATGTGGTGGCCATTGCGGCCGAGGAGGGTTGGTGCATGAGCCAGGACGTGGCGGATGCCATTGCGGAGGCGTCTGAGGGTGGCGTGCGGAAAGCGATGGTGATTTTGGACCAGATTTCATCGCTGACAGATGAGGCAGACCAATTGGCCGCCGTGGCGGCCGCTGACATTAAAAAACAAGCGTTCGAGTTGGCACGTGCCCTCATGGCCCCACGCATTACCTGGGCCACGGTGGGCGCAATATTGGCCAACCTAGAGGACGACCCGGAGTCCCTACGGTACATGGTGCTGGGGTATGCGAATTCCGTTCTAGTGAAAAAGGCGGATGGCCGTGCGGCCATGGTTATTGACGCGTTTCGAGATAATTTTTACGACTCAAAGAAGGCCGGCCTAACTTATGCATGTTTCCAGGTGTACCAAGAGGCGACAGGTAAATAGAGCGGGGGCCGCGGTGTGACCTGTGTTGGCACGTGGGCCACCTAATGCAGTGCTCCTAAGAGCGGTTGTTGTATGCAACACGTTCCTCATTTGACGGGCGGTGGGTAGAACGGCCAGCCAGCGTGGTGGCACACCGCCCAATTTTAGAAAGTAAAAGATGAACCCATTTAAGATCAACGAAAACGAACTAGACCGGGAGTGGTTGCGGCAGCCGGAACTGGTGCATGACTACGCGGTACGGCTGGCCGAGGCTCGCCGCGACGCGGATGACGCTACGAACGGAGTGGTGGTGGTGCGTGCCGACCTAGATGGGCAAATACGCGCGGACCCGGAAACGTATGGGTTGGCAAAGGCAACAGAGGCCGGCATCGAAAACACCATCCCACAGCAGCCAGAATACATTGCGGCCCTCCGGGCCGTGGTGGAAGCCAGGCACGCCGTGCGGATTTTGGAGGCGGCATGCACCGCCCTGGAGCACAAAAAGCGTGCTTTAGAGAATTGTGTTAAACTTTGGCAGAACGACTACTTTTCGGCACCACGTGCCGAAGTGGTTGGGAAGGCCACCGAAGCAGAAAAAACGGCCGCTCGCCGGCGTGGCGTGCGGCGTACCGCAAAGAAATCAGAGGAATAAATAAATGAACGACAGACGAAAGCGAGAAGAGAAAGTATCCGGCCGGCGGCGTGCCACCGAGCGGAAATCAGAATTCGGCAGCACCATGCTCCGACTACCGCCGGACGTTTCCCAATTTCAGCTCAAAGACACAAAGACACGGCGGGTTGAAATCGTGCCGTACGTGGTTGGGGCCGGCAACCCGTGGGCGGATGCTGGGGAGTTGCACTATGAGCGGACCTTTTGGGCTCATCGCGGCATTGGGGCCGGAGAGGATTGGTACGTGTGCCCACAAAAAACGGCGAAGCAGAAATGCCCAATCTGCGAACACCGTGCCGAGTTGGCCCGGGATAGCAACGCCGATGATGACTTAATCAAATCATTGGCACCAAAGGAGCGGCAGCTTTGGAATCTCTTCGACCATGCCGAGCCGGATAAGGGGGTGCAGGTGTGGGAGATTAGCTTCCACCTTTTTGGCAAATTGTTGGATAGCAGGATCGAGGCTGACTCGGCAGACCCAGACGCAGCCGGGTACGAGTATTTCGCGGACCCCAGGGAGGGTGCAACCCTACGCATCGGAGTTTCGGAAGAGGCCTTTTCCGGAAATAAGTTTTATGAAGTGTCTGATATCGATTTTAAGACCCGAAAAAAGCCACTGGACCAGGACATCTTAAACGCGGCCACGTGCCTTGATAAGTGCCTAATTGTGCGGACGTACGACGAGCTGCACGCCATTTATCACCAATTGGAAGACGTGGCCGATGTTGGTGAAGAAGTGGAAGACGAAGAAGAAGAACCGGCGGTGGCACCCAAGACAAAAGCCAAACCCAAACCCAAGGCCAAACCCAAGGCCAAACCGGCGGATGACGACGACGATTGGGAAGACGAAGAAGAAGAACCGGTGGCACCCAAACCCAAGGCCAAACCCAAGGCCAAACCGGAGCCGGCGGATGACGAATGGGATGATTGGGATGACGACCCTGAAGAGGCACCCAAGCCCAAGGCCAAACCGGCACCCAAGGCCAAACCGGCACCCAAGGCCAAGCCCAAGGCCAAACCGGCGGATGACGACGACGATTGGGGAGATGCGACGTTTTAACTGATTATTCAAACTCCGACGAATAGCGGGTAGAGGCGCCACCATGGGCCGGGCTTAACCGCCCGGCCTTTTATTATGAATAACCACAACATAGAAGAAATCAGGAAGCAACTCATGGCCACCACGGCACGTGCCAAATACCCTCCCGGCAAAATGCTTGGCTCGGGTTCTACACTACTCAACCTCGCATGTTCCGGGCATTGGCAGGGCGGGTGGCTCCCGGGCTCTTACGTGTTCATCGTTGGGGACAGCCAATCTGGAAAAACGTTCTTCGCCCTAACGTGTTTCGCGGAGGCATGCCAGAATAAGGCGTTCGACAATTACCAGCTGATCTACAATGGCACGGAGCATGGTGCCAAGATGGACTTCACCCAATTCTTCGGAAAGCAGATGGCGGCCCGTGTTGCACTACGCAACAGCCAGACCATTGAAGCATTCTACGATGATCTTGACGAAACATGTGCCGACGATCGGCCGTTCATTTACGTGCAGGATAGCATGGATGGGCTGACCAGTGCATACGAAATAGAGAAGGCTGCGGAGGGCCGTACGGCACGTGTAAAGGGCCGGAAACCGAAGGGGGACTACGGCGACGGAAAAGCGAAAATCAACAGCCGAAATCTACGCCGCATCATGGGCCACCTGGCCGCCACCGGCTCCATCCTAATTATCATCAACCAAACCCGTGACAACATAGACGCGGGGTTGTTTGATGCCAAGAAAACCAGAGCCGGCGGCCATGCACTAAAGTTCTACGCCGATATCGAAATATGGACCAGCGTGTCCACGGCAATCAAACGCACATACAAGGAAAAAGATGTTAAAATCGGAGGCCTAATCCGGGCCAACGTAAAAAAAAACAGGCTCAACGGCCGG